TGAGAGCCCGAAGATCTGCATGCTTGACCTCTGGCGGCATTGGCCAGGGGAGCGCGAACACCCGGGCGATCGTCTTCTGCACGTGCTCCTCAAGCTCGCGGTAGCCGGGCAGGATGTTCTTGAGCGGCGTCGCCACGTCCCCCAGATAGGCCTCGCTGGCGTCGTGCATCAGTCCCCACAGGGCATGCTTGTCGTCTACCAGGCGGCTTACCATGACGCTGTGCTGCGCCACCGAGTACGGGCACTTCGAGTGCCCTGTAAAACGATTGAGGATCGACAGGGCATGAGAGATATCCGGGAGGCGCACGTCCTCTTCCTTGAAGTTCGCCAGGTCGACGAACTTTCCGGTGTACGTCTGCATCGTCGTGGCGTTCATTGGCACTCATCCTTTCGCACCAAAGGGTCGATCGGGCGCAGCGCCGACGCCGGCACGAAGTACGCCTCGCCATACCCGCCGTAGTTCGCCAGGTACTTGGCCTTCTTGGCCTCCGACGCTGGCATCCATCCGTGAATTCGAAAGTCGTGCGGCCCGCCGGTGACGAGGACGAAGATGTCGTCGTCCTTGTCGTCCCTGCGGACGATCAGGTCGTACGCGTGCTGCGAGCGTGTGCGTATCTGGATGCAGTCGCCGATGTCGCCGCCGGCCTTGAACGTGTTGACGCTGCCGTTCCAGTACCGATTGGTGCCCTTCGCAAACGCGCACTCGCCGAGCGCGCCGAGAATATGGATCGACCACTCGTCGTTGGCCTTCAGCCGATTGACGCACCCCTTGCGCAGGGCCTCGACGTTGCGAGACACGCCGACCAGGGCGGCGCGGCTGACTTCATACCACTCCAGGCTGACGTTCATGGCCCCTCCTTGAGCCGGTACCCAAGAGACCAGAGGATCCTGGACAGGTCCTTGCCCTGCTGGTCCACGTGGCTCTCGTCGTGGGTTGGGTTGGCGGCATGCAGGAACTCGTGGATCTCCAGCTCGAGCCGCCGGCGGCCTTTCGCGCGCTCGTCGATGATGATCTTCTCCGTAACGTTCGGCGTCTTCGGGGTCTTCACGTACGTCCACCCCTCAGCGCCGCCGCGCAGCCGGGCGTACCGCCATAGCCACTTCACCTTGTTGATGAGGAAGTAGTGATTCGTCGGCATTACATGGCCCCCTGAACCTGCTGCACGAATCGGCGGATGTCTTCCAGCGGGAAGGTCACCAGCCACTCGCTGTCATTCCTGCGGTGCAACACGACAGGGCACAGCTCCCCGCACTGCTCGCGGGACTTCTCGAACACCTCAGTGAGGTTCAGCTTCTGGACGCGCTTGACCTCCAGCCACAGGTGCGGCGTGCCAGGACTGATCAGGTCCGACGCCGACTCCGTGCCGGAGTGCTGCTGGCTGCGACGCGACATCGCCTTCGGCACCAGCCTGTTCCACTCATGCGAGGCTTCCAGTTCGCCGCGCTTTCCCTTCTGCCGGCTATTGATTGCCATCTGAATCAGCTCCTTCGGTGGACCGTTCTTCCTGCGAAACACGAACACGCGAACCGGATAGCGCTGAGGCCCATACCCAAGATGCCTTTTGAGGCGAAGTTGCGCAAGGAACTCGGGGTCGTAATTCGCGTCGTCGACTTCTCTCTTAGCTGTGAGCAGCATTCCTTTTGTGAGGTCGTGCTTTCCGCCAAAGTGCAGGCCGTCGTGGCACCATCTACAAAGACGCAGGAGGTTCCGCCGGTCGTGCGCCCTGCCGGCGCCTTGCTGCATGTGGTGGATGTGCAGCGCCTCTGTCCTGCTCCAGCACACGGCGCAGTACTGGAACTCTTTCGCGAATGCCGATAGTTCCGCACGAGCATCACTCACCGCCTTCTCCGGATACGAGGCCCACGATCTCCTGCACCGCGTTGTGGAAGGACTCGAGGTCCTGCTTGGACTGGAATTCGATCTGCCACGTGAACGTCGCTCCGCCGGTGGCGAGGTCCACGCACTGCTGCTTGCGGTGAATGCGCATCGTGGCTGCATCTCCGAGCGCCTTCGCGCTGGAGACCAAGCCTGCGTTCTCCTGGAGAAGCGCACCAATCGCCCTAGAGATCATCCCGCTCATCGTCGAGGTCCTCCTCAAGCTGGACAGTCTTGAGCCACACGGCCGCAGCCCCCAGCCAGGCTGACAGCGCCGCAACATCCTTGGCGTTCGTGAGCTGTATGACGCCGGACATATCGGCGATCACGCTCGTGATTGGCTTGCACTCCTCCGTCCAGGAGTCCTGCTCTCCGACGCACACAAGCCCACTTGAGCCCTGCGGGACGCAGGCAAATACGAGCTGAACGCCGGTGTCGTCGGTAACTCTGATCAGCGAGACGGACTGTGCTGTGGACATGGTGTCTTGTGTGAGTGAGGAGGCTCTTAAGAGAAACCTGCCTATTGCTTGAAGGCTCGCTCCGGGTGGAAGGCGACTAATCCCCAGCCCGAAGGCTAGGGTTAGCCGCCACCTGCCCACTGCTCGTTAGGACGCTGTAGGGGTGTCCTCCTTGCCACAGGGGCGGAGGCATGCGACCTGCTTATCGAGCATCCTGCTGCCCGCGTGACTTAGCCCTGTCGCTTGCGGCTGGCGTACCCACTGTCGTCACGATCCCTTCTGGTCGTGGGTCATGCGTCTGCGCGCCAGAGGTTCTCCCAACCCGCGCAGCTCGTTCGTGTTGTCTGTCTACTTGCGGCTCGGAATGCTCCTCAGGACGCCAACGTCCGACCACTTGTCGGCGGTGCTCCAGCACACGAACCGGCGTTTGCCAGTTGCGGCGACCGGAACGCACAGCACGACGTTCGTGCGGATGTTGACAAGGATGAAGGCATCGACGTGCTTCGGGTCGTAATGCGCCGACTTCGTGTAGCCACGCGCGATCCGGATGCGAGACCTGTTCTTGCCCCTGGACGACGAGGCCTTGACCTGGATGCGCCAGTACCGGCGGCTATCGAAGGCCAGCAGGTCGTACCCGTCGTCGACGAGGGGTACGGCGACATAGAAGCCGGCCCGCAATAGCCGCTCGACAGCGACAGCCACGCCGATCTCAGACACAACGCGAACATCCGGCGCCTCATCTCCTACCCCGCAGCCTGCGGCGATTCCTTTCGGCGACCCAGCTCGCGGCGCACGGCGGCCTTGAACGGGGTTTCTTTCTTTTGGCTTTCCAGCACCCACGAGAGATAGCCCTCAGGGATGGAGTCGAGCGTGATGCCCTTGTACTTCCCGTACATCATCCGCCAGCCGCGCTTCTTCTTCGACTCGGGCTCGGCAAAGAGGTCGCGGGTTTCGTGGTCGAAGTTGACCCCCACGATCAAGCGCTTCCTGCGCTCCATGGCCTCCTGTGCCTTCGCCTGCAGCTCGGCGAGATCGACTGCATCGGCTTCCTTGATGGCATCGACGGCGTCCGTACCGTCCATGGAGAGCATGCCCGAAAGGCGCGATCGGCGCAATGGCTTGCCGTGACTTTTTGCGTCCAAAACCTGGAGCGCATTGAGCAGTTGGTGGCTGCGGCTGCTATCCGTGATGTCGTAGATGTTGAAGTGCGGCTTGTCGCTTGCGGCGATAGCAGCAATGCGTTCATCGCGAGTCATGCCAGGCTGGATGACGCCAGGAAGTGGACGCGTTCCTCGCCCCAGCCTCTGCTCGTAGCGCGACAGGCTTCGGGTGGGCGCCGCCATGTAGATGTTGCGGAGCTGCGGGTGGTCCCAGCCGTACCCCAGAATCCCCACGTTGATGATGATCTTGGTGTCACCGCTCAGGAAGGCGTCCATGTTGGCCTTCCGCTCGACCTGGTCCTGGCGGCAGTGAACAAGGCTGACGCGGGCCTGGTAGCGGTCGAACACGTCCCGGAACAGCTCGGCCTGCCTGCGATTGCAGGCGTACACGACAGACGGCTGGCCGGCGTACGTCGACAGCACGAGGCTTGTGACCTCCTGTGCGAAGTGTTCGGCGGTGAGGACGGCTGCCAGCTGGGCGTGGTTCCACTCGCCGGCCTCGTCTTCGATCAGGCTCATGTCGAACGACTTGGCCTCCGACAGGAAGCACTTTGGGCCCACGAGGTACGCGTCGCTGATGCCCTCCAGGAGGGAGTAGACGACCTGCGGGCGAGGCCAGTACCGCAGGGCCTTGCCCTTGCCCTTGTAGGGGGTGGCCGAGAACCCCACGATGGTCGCCCCACGATCCTCAAACCACCGCAGCATCTCCTCCATGCGGGGCGTCATGCCGACGTGGCACTCGTCCACCATGACGAGGGTGACGCGCTCGTAGGCCTTTGCCTTGTAGCGGCCGCAGGACAGCAGGCTGTCCCGGGACCCGACGATCACCCGCCGCCGCAGGCCCTCGATGGACTCGGCATAGTTGCCGCCCTGCTCGATGTCGCACCGCTCGTCTAGCCGGCTCTCCAGCCGGTCCCTGCCCTGCCGCATCAGGTCGACCAGCGGGACGACTAGGAGCGGAAACCGGGCGATTCGGCACAGTTCGGCAATGACTTCAGTCTTGCCAGACCCAACCGGCTGGCAGACCACGATCCGCTTCTCGCCAGCCTTTGCCGATCGGCAGACGGTGGCGACGCTGGACCTCTGGTAATCGCGAAGTTCAACGGACACGCTTCTTCCTCCTGTCGGCGCGTGCGCGCCGCCCTTGCTTCTTGGCCTTCGGGGCCGCAGGAACGGGCTCGGCGACTGGGGCCGCCGGCTCTTCGGCCTCCTCGTCGGGCTCCTGCGGCTTTTGCGACAGCGACTCCGCTACCGCAGCGAGGATGTCAATCTCCGCCAGCAGCTGCGGAACGATGTGCAGCAGCAGCTTCTTCAGCTGGACGGCACTGAAGCTGTCCGTGTCGGAGATGGCCGCCACGATCAGACGGCACAGATCCATCAGTTCCTTGTTGACCATAAACCCTTCCTTGAGTGAGCGGTGCCCCTGGTGCTGAAGGCTGAGGGGCGCAGCCTGCGGAGGCGGTCAGCACTCCGTGCGTGATCAGGTGGTGGCAGGAACTGCCTTCTGCGGCGCCGGCTTCTTCTCCTTGTGCCGGTTGCTCGACGTCTTCTCGAACTCGGCGTCGATCCGTCCGGCAGCCTCTTCGGTGATCGTCCCGGACTTGACGTGCGCCTTGACGCGCTCCATGACCTCGTCGCGCTCGTCCTGGCTGGCCGCTTGGCGCAGCCTCTGCATCGCCATCAGTTCGATGCGGGCGCTGGAAGAGGCTGCGGCCTGCGTGGCGGCGTCCGTCGCATCGGCGCCGTCGTCGTCGTCGTCGGCGGCGAGCCCGATGATGGAGCAGTAGGCCGTCCGCCGGGCGTAGGTGATGGCGGAGGCGACCTGCTGCGGGTTGGTCAGGCTGGCCTTGATCGGCATGTGGCTCTCGATCCACTCGCCGCTGGAGTGCAGCAGCTGAGTGCACAGAACCAGGTCGCCGTCGGTGTTGTTCGTGATCGTCTGCACGACCACCAGCCCCTGCTCGGCGAGGGCCTTCGCAGCCACCTTGTGGCACTGCGCCAGATCGGCGTAGTCCTTGAGCGGCTGGCCTGTCTTGGGGTCCTTCTTGGCGAAATGGCTGCTGCGATTCCGGACCAGCGGCTGGATGTTGGGGATCGCTTTGGCGAGGGCCGCAGCAATCTTCCCTGTGCCTTCCTGGCAGCGGTTCAGGACCGCGTAGATCTTCTTGACGGGCATTCCCTGCATGTCGCTCATGTCAAACTCCGCATCACGTGTGCCGGTACTGGTAATTCCACGACCTCGCCATGCTGGTCCGGCAGCCAGTAGTCGAGGTCCACGCGCAGACGAATGTCTGCGAGAGAGCGCAGAAGCTGGCGCCGACCTGCGGCCACCCACTCCTGCGGAATCGTGACTACCTCGCAGTCGTGCTGCGCTGCAGTCGAGATCACGATGAAGACGAGGGGCCGGGCTTCCATGCCCAGCGCCTCCATTCCCCACTGGTAGTGCGCGTCCTGCGCGTGGTAGCCGTAGTCCCTTACGCTGTTCCAGAAGGACGCGAGGATGTTGCCCTCTCGCGTCGTCTTAAGATCGACCCATGCCTCGTCGGTGCAGAGGTCAGGGCGGCAGCGCAGCAGGTCGCCGTCTTCGGAGACCCAGCGAACGCTGATCTCGTTGGCAATGGCGGACTCGATGTACCGCCGCGCCGCCTTGTGCGCCATGATGGCGGCGACTTCGTTGCGCAGCTGGCCGAACTCTTTGGGAGTTACGACCTGCCGGCCGGAGGCATTCTCGGCGGCCCACTGCTGGGCCTTCTTGCCGACCAGCCCCGTGTCAGTGAGGGTGTCGGCGGGCGGTACGACCAGCTCGTCGAACAGCTGGTCGCCAACCTCCAGCCACCGGTGCAGCCGTGTCCCATGGGACATCGCTGCCGATTCTTCCGGTTTTATGGATTTCGCTACGTGGCGAAGATAGAAATATCTTGCGCCTCGCGAGGCGTGGTCCCAGAGTTGGCTCTTGGACCATCCGGCGGAGGAGTGATAGCTGTCGCTAGACTCCCCCGCCGTGATGGTCGCGGAGGCCAATGGGCGATGCAGGATTCGAACCTGCGACCCCCAGCTTGTCGAGCTAGGGGCCAAGTCGCCCTCAAC